AAGCTGCTTGCGTTCTTCACTAAGTTGCTCGAACTTCTTGCTTACATCTGCTGTTACATTGGTAGGTACAAAGGCCATATTACGCTTTCTGATATTTGAGTTTAGGTTTATTCCAGTTGCGGGTGTACTGGAGCTGGGTGGCTGCGAAGAAGTCAGGGACTTTCACAGTGGAGAGCTGCTTGTAGAACCAAGTGGAGATTTCACCAATCTTGCGCTCGAACATGGGAGCCAGACCTAAGCGTTGCAGGACGATGTTGATACGGTCTTCTACGAAGTCCAGAACTTCTTGCTTGGTGACCACACGGTTGCCTTCTATGGAGAACATGAGGTCAATGATGCGCTTTTCGTGCTCGTAAACCTGACGAGCCATTTCCAGTATAGTGCTGGCAAGTTCTGCATCTTGCTCTGGTGTGTGGTTGCCAGAGTCTAGCCGTTCTTGGCGGCAGGTAAGGAACAGTTGCACAGATGCCTTACTGTGGAAATCCTCATCCTTGGCTGATCCGTCAATACCACTGACGAAATGGGGTATCAGGTTATAGCCGCGAGAATTGAAGCCTTTGAAGAAGCCGAAGGCACTATAGAGAACTACACCTTCAAGGAAGGCTACTGCTGCTGTTACATGTAAGGCATCAGAACTTGCAGCTTGTTCAGCTATGAAGTCGATTCGTTCTACCAGTACAGGGTCCTTTTTCCATTGAGTGTAGAACTCATGTGTTGCATTTCCCATCACCTTGTTACCAAGATCGTAGAAGGGGGCGTGAGAGCCTAGTTCTACGTTGGCAAAACAAGCGCACATGCGCTGGATTTCAGGGCGCGGGAACAGGCGGGCTAGTGTGCCGCCCCACAATTCTTCGCCGCCGATCATCAACTCGTACTGAGTCAAGATTGACTGCGCCGTGGTGACACCATGCAGTTCGGCCTCGTTCAAATGGTGTCGAAAGTCCTGCTCATCTTCCTCAACCCCTAACTCCTCTGCGAACCAGAACAGGGATTGCTGCTTGATAGCCATTTCAGTAGCCCACGGGTATGACTGAACATACGAATCCGTTGGTGTCTCAATGGTACTTAGTGCCTTCATGTTGTTGTATCTCCTAAGTGACGAAAAAGGGCGCTAATAGGGAGCGCCCAAGCCTGAATTATAGGGTGTAGCAGTGCGTTTGCCTCGTGAAATTCACAAGTCTATCTAGGTGTTACTTCCTGTGTCTGGCGTACCACACTGACCCAAATTTGCATCAAACCAATATACATGGCACAATCAGGAATATCCAAAACTCGGTCTTCAATATGGGGCTTTTAACTACCGCAAAATCGCTGTTTTCCGGGTTCTTAGCGGGCCCCGGTAAATTGCCGCCTGTTGCTTTACCCAAAGCACCAACTCGCCAGCAATCTATTGATAGCTTCAGGAAGCAAGCTGCCAAATCGACCTCTGCGCTTCAACGGGACGACAAGAACCTTGCCTCTACGGATATTCTGACATTCCGTAACGGGGTAACGGATACCCGAAAAGTTATACGGGACTTGGCCTATGCCAACCCGGACTTGGCTGCCACGGTAAACAGCTACTTGCGGGTGGCTATTCCTGATACCTATACCATTGTTGCTCGTGATATGGATGGGTCAATCAATGTGGAATCTACGCAGATGGCTCAGGAGTTGGTGCGCCGTCTGACTTTCCTAGGTGATGTGGCTTTAGGTTACAACCCATATTCGGATTTGAACAGTATTTCCGAATCTTTGGCGCTGGAAGGTTTGCTGTACGGCAGTATGGCTGCTGAGTTGGTATTGGACAGCCAACGCCTGCCGACATATATTCAACCTGTCAGCGTCACAACGATTAAGTTCAAGGAAGATTCCAAAGCTGGGGTTTATCCTGTGCAGGAGATTGGTGGGGAGGAGGTCAAACTCGACCTACCCACTTTCTTCTACCTTGCTATAGACCAGAACTTGCTCAGTGCCTACAGTAGCGGGTTCTTGGACTCTGCTATTCAAGCGGTCTTGGCTGATTCTAAGTTCCTGAACGATGTACGCAATAGCCTGCAACGGGCTTTGCAACCTCGTTTGGTTGCGACTGTTATTGAAGACAAGGTAAAAGCATCAGTTCCTCCTGAAATTCTGAATGACCCAGCTAAGTTGGCTGAGTTTTATACCAACCTAATTACCCAGCTGACCGACCTGTTACAGAATCTGGAGCCAGAGGATGCGTTGATTTCCTTGGATTCCATCAAATTTGGTACTCTGGAAAATAGTTCAGGGTCTGGTTCAAGAGGTTCTGCAGAAACCTTGAACATCATCCAAGAGTTGCTGAATAGTAAGTTGGCTTCAGGTGCGAAAACCATGCCTGCTATTTTGGGGCGGGACGCAAGCGGTACCGCAGCAACTGCTAGCAGTATGTTGTTCTTGAAGTCGGCTAATGTTCTGCGCTCCAAGTTGAACACCTTGTACAGTCGTATTTTGACCCAGGGTTTGCGAATCCTAGGTCAAGATGTGTACGTGGAGTTCTCCTATGCTGACATTGATTTACGGCCTAAGTCGGAGCTGGAAGCATACCGTGCAATGGAAATGTCACGTGTAACCAAGTTGTTATCACTTGGCTTCATCACGGACGAGGAGGCCTGTATTCGCTTAACTGGCAACCTGCCTCCTGTTGGGCATAAGCCGTTAAGTGGTACGATGTTCGATATGGGGTCAACCCAGATAATTGAGAACCCAGATAGTCAAACGTCTACTATCGGGAAAGATAAACCAGTACAACCAAAGGATTAAATCATGGATGATTTATGGGCAGGCTACCCCGCACACTTGAAGAAGTTCCAAGAGAATATGCTCAAGGCAGATGCCCGCATTTCTGAGTTGCGGGCTGGTAGTACAGATGACGAGGAAGATTGGCTGAAACCTGAATCGCTGTATTCCCGCCAAGGTTCTGTTGGTGTGGTCAAGATTGAAGGTAGCTTAATTAAAGGTGAGGCTAACGCCATTTACCAGATGTTCGGTTACCAGGGTTACGACAATATCAAAGCCGCCTTGGTTGAAGCTGTTATGGATAAGGAAGCCGAATCCATTATGCTTTATGTGGATTCAGGTGGCGGTTCCGTAGCTGGTGTGCGAGATGCAGCTCAGTTTATCAAAACTGTTGGTTCTGTTAAGCCTATCTATGCTTTTGCTGAGTTCGCTGCTTCTGCTGCATATTGGTTGGCAAGCTCTACCGGCCACATCATTACACCTGAGACTGGTATCACAGGCAGTATCGGCGTTCTGCGTGTTCACACAGAGTATTCCAAGGCTGAGGAGAAAGATGGCTATACCACCACCGTTATGCGGGCTGGTAAATTTAAAGCTCTGATGAATCCCCATGAACCGCTGACTGATGAGGCGAAAGCTCAGAGCCAAGCAATGCTTGAGGATATTTATGCTATGTTCGTTAGTGATGTTGCAGAAAATCTTGGCACTACTTATGTGAATGTGGATATGAATATGGCTCAAGGTAAAGAGTTCCTTGGGTTACGCGCTAAGAGTGCGGGACTTGTTCATGCAGTAGGAAATCTTGACTATGCGCTTGTACATGGCACTAAGATTAAATCCGGTTCCGGCAGCCAGTTAAATAAATATGTATCTGCTGCTATTGACAATAAATCTAATTCTGCTCACAATGCCGATGTAAATGGTAATACAGGACCTGACATGGAACATAACCTAACAAAAGAGCAGCTTGAAGCCTTGGCTTCCGGCGTACCTTTAGAAGCTGTAACAGGTGAGCAAACTCCTGTTGAGGCTTCAATTTCTGCTGGGGTTGAGGAAGAAGTTGCTGCGGCTATTGCTGACACAGCGGCTTTGGCTTCTGCACAAGTTGAGATTGAAGGCTTGAAAGCGGCTGTCGCTGCTGAAACCTCAAAACTTGAGGCTATGCAGGCGGAAGCAAAATCTCTGCGAGCAATTGTTGAGGCATCAGTGACACAAATGAATGTGGCTCTGAACCGTACAGTTGACTTGTCAGCTATGACTAACATCGAAGTTGTTGCAGCTTATGCAACATCTAAGGCTGACCTCAGTACGGCTTACCGTGCTGGTGGTGTAGCCAAACCTGCAGCTAGTGTGCAGGCTGATACCAAATCTGCGGGCGCTGCTCGTGCAGATGCTGAGTTCCTGCGTCAAGCGCGTTCCTTTAACTTCTAATTGGAGAGAGTAAATGGCTAAGTTCCTTATTAGCGAAACAATCCACTCATACCCTGTCTTGACAGTGCGTCTGGGTCAAACTGGTGCTGGCAACCAATACGGTGCCACTGAAAACGGCAAAGCAGTGAAGCTGACCGCCGATAGCCGCTACGAGTTGTGTGCTCTGGGTGATGCTATTGAAGGTGTTATTGTAAATTCTGAGTTGGCTACTCAAGGTACAGTTGATGGTTACAGTATCGGCGGTATCGTCGGCAAAGGTTACAAGAATGTAACATTTGACGGTACACAAGCTGCTGGTACCGGTGCTATTGCAGTTGGTGCTTATGTAGTTGTTGGTGATGTAACTGCTAAGGGCACAAAACTGGAGGGTCCGCTGAAAGTGCGCTCTGCTACTACCCAAGCGGACGCTAAGGCAGCTCCTTTCAAAGCTCGTGTAGTGAGCTTGGGTTCTGCTGGTACTGGCGCAGTCGGTACTGTTGGCGTGATTGAATTGCTGTAATAACTTGGAGATAACGAATGGCTAAGATTAACGTACTTGACTTTGAAAATAAGTCACATGAACTTGAACTGGACTTGTCCGTTCTGGGTGCAGCAGAAGCCTCCGGTGCCCCACACGCCCTGCGCTACTTGGACACCCAAGTATCAACTGGTGACAACCCTTCAGTCTCTAAGCAGATTTATGCTGCTATGGGTATTGGTCGTGACGGTGTTCGCGTCCGTGATGTACAGGAAGCTAAAGCGGTTGACCAAAGTCGCTTCAAGGCCGCCTCTACGCAAGATGGTTCAGTTACCGGTCGCCTGGTAATGTCTGCCTACTTGATGGACGCTATTGAGAGCAAACTGCGTAGCTCTGATGCTGGCCTGAATGCCATCTTCAATAAAAAAGCTGCTGTAGTGGATTCAATTCCTGATTCCAAGTTCGAGCGCCCCATCATCAACTACTCTGGCCCTGAAAGCATTCGCAGCAAGCCTATTGCTCAACTGTCAGAACCTACCAGCAACATTCTGTTGACTGCATCTGACCGTGCGTTCAAAATCAGTACCCAGTCTCTGGGCATCGAGTATTCGGACCAAGTCTCTCAAGGCCTGTCTATTCCAATCGTAGCTCTGAGTATGCAACGCCAAGCTGAGGTTGAGTATACCGAGCGTGTATACAACCAACTGAAATCCTTGCTGAGTGGTGACACCGACTTGGATATGGCAGCTCTGTCAGGTGTAACGGCTAAGTCACTCGACTCAACCCTCACAGTTGCTGGTACCTTGACTCAAAAAGCTTGGATGTCTTTCCTGTACAGTGGCAGCAAGTTCCGCAAGATTGACACTGTAGTGTGTGATCTGGCCACTGCTTTAGCTCTGGAAGGTCGTACTGGTCGCCCAGTGGTTACAGGTGACAACCCCAACAGCCCCCGTATTGACACTCTGCAGAATGTCATGAACCCAACTTGGGCTTCTAATGTGGATGTGATCGTGGTTGAAGGCTTCCCTGCCAACACCATCATGGGCTTTGACTCACGCTACGGCTACCATGTAGTTAACTCTACATCTCTGGCTTACAGCGCAGTAGAAGCGTTTGCAATCCGCCGATCTACCAAGCTGCGTGTAGATTACGGCAACATCGCCTACCGCTTGTTTGATGATGCTTTCAGTGTAATGACTCTGACTGTGTAATCTGGTTGGTGGGTTTGTGGGGGCTTAGGCCCCCACATTTTTTGGAGAAACGAAATGGCACGACCTAAAAAACAAGTAGACGACTTGCCTACAGAAGGCGGGGAGTTTGCCCCTGTACAGACAACTAAATCTAAGTTTGTTCAATCTTTAACAGGGTACTGTGTTAGCCCTCTGACTGGGGTAGCTTACGACACCGCACCGGTAGAGTACAGCCAACGAGATGGCTGGGTTGAATCCCAACTTGCTGCAGGTTTGTTTAAGCTGGTGGGATAACAGCTCCTCAGCTATAATGGGTTTCCACACCAGACAATACCTATGAGCACACTAATCGACTTCACTTCTTACGCTAGTATTCGAGCAGTACTTGGTGTCTCCGATGATGAGTTAGAGGATGTGACTCTGGCTTTGCCCGGGTATATGCAACTGCTAAAGTTAGAGTTCGATTCAATATCTCCTAATATCGAATCACTGTATCTGCCTTTGGTTGTCGTACCTACACCTGCAATGACTCCTACGGAGCAACGGTTTGTAGATTTGGTGCAATTGTTCGCTGCTTATTCAACCGCCAAAACACTGCTTGCCTCTCTACCGTTGTTTGCTCCTAAGAGTATTTCAGATGGTCGGGCAAAGCTAGACCGCTTCCCTGACCCACTTGACGTGGTAAAGGGTGGTGTGGAATCTTTATATGTCGCGATACGAGCAAAACTTGTGGCAGTCCTTGATGAACTGGGGCAGGTTACACCTGTTTCGCCTGTCATCACATTTTTCAGTACGGCTCCACTAGGTTATAACCCTGTGACCAATGTATGAGATTACATAAAGCTGCTCTATTCTTTGACAGGGACTCCGTATACGATGCTTATACGGGGCTTTTCCTTTGGAAAGCGCAGTTCAGTGGATTTGACGGAGCCAAACCGGACGGTAGTTTTGAGCGCCGCCGTACCATATCCGTAGCTCCTGGTACAGTAAACGCCCCTCGCAGGGCGATTAAAGTACAAGGAATACCTTGGATATTGGGCGACTTCGTACAGGATACCTTCTTTGATAAGCCTATTCGCCTCAGCGGTGCGGCAAAGTTGGTGACAGACGAGTTTCACATCTTGAGTCCTGCTCAAGCTGCGAATAAAACTGTACTGACTCCTGTATATGCTCAGGCCAAGTACCTAAAGAGTACAGTAGATGGGCAAACTACCAGTGATTTACAACCTTTTTACGAGGTGTTCTTTAGCATCACAGAGAATATACCTCAAGGTTACTTCCTACGAAGTGCTAACAACTTGCTCCGCGTTCGAGGTTCCCACAAAGAGTTGGAAGGGTTTACTGTCCTAGAAGCGGATATTGTCTACATGTCTGGTTCGGTTGTGTCAGGCAATGGAGAAGTTGCGGTGACTGTTGCAGGTGTATTCGATCCTGTAACCGAGAGTTATACATCCTCACAAACCGTAAACGGCATCTTGTTGGACATCTATATGATGTACCAGTTTAAGACCGAAGCTGACCGCTTGGACAAGCAGGGAGATAAGACGCTTGTCTTACCGAATACAGTAACCATTGCTGTTGGAGATACTGTCATGATCAACTCTCAGGCTTGGCAGGTTAAGACGAAATCCCCTTATCACGACGCTTGGAACCTTCACATTAGGAGAGCTTGATGGCTTCCTTTGACTTAGGTATTGACAAGAGTTTGGCTAGGATTGCCAAACAGAAAAACAAGTTGGCGACGACAGTTACCCAAGCCAAACAGAACTTGGTGACGGCGGCTTTCGAGGATGTGGTCAGACTAACCCCTCAATTTTCAGGGAACTTGGCGTCCAACTGGAAGATAGAGATTCACGGGGTTCCTGCTGGGTATAAGCGAATTGCCAACTACCGTGTGCGAGATTGGCGCAAGGTTCCAAAACGTTACAAGATGGGGGACGACCCCGCTGTCAGTCGATCTAACAAGGAACTTGCTAAGGTTTCAGCTATCCGTTGGAACAGTCGGGTTTCCATTGTGAACAGAACGCCTTACGCCCAGGAGATTCAGGACGCTCCTGCATCCACCATCCGATCTGTCAACTTGGTAAATGGTGAAGTCGCAATGGCTAACTATGTTCGCATGAAGTACAAGACCATGCGAATCAACAAACTCATTAAGACGGTTTCATAATGGCAACAATTGAACAGGCTCGACTGGCTCTTACCACAAAAGTGGAAGCTCTAAAAGCATTGTGGACGACTTACTCCCTGGTGGTTGAATACAACAACACGGTAATCGTAAACACAGCCACTCAGACTACGCCGTTCCTACGGGTCAATATGACCTTGATTGACGGTTATCAGACTGATCTGGGGTCTAACCCAGGCCACCGTATCATGGGTATGATTGCGGTCGAAGCTATGGTTAAGGAAGGTTCAGGGACTGCTCAGGCCAACAAGTTGCTGGAGTTTTTCTACCCACATCTGCACATGACTGATTCCATCCCACCTCTGAGGACTTACGCGGCCAGCTTCGCTACAGTAAAGCCCTCAGAAGGTTGGGCAGGTCAGGGGGCTTATATACCCTTCTGGTTTGATTCTCGACCTTGACATTGGTGTAGTTATATACTAAACTGGTTTAAGGTGTTACTAACAGCGACTCTCAAGGAATAGATATGACGCTTGCCTCTACTTCACGCACACAGGTGCGTTATATTAAAGAAACAATCTTTGGTGAAACCCCGACAATCGGGACAGCCAAAAACCTTCGTATTACAGGCGAGTCGTTGACTTTCGCCTTGACGAAGGAAACCTCTCAGGAGTTGAACGCCTACCGTGCGTCAACTTCTATGGTGGCAACCCAGGCTGAGGCTAGTGGTTCGGTCAACTTTGAGCTGTCTTATGCAGAGTACGACCCTCTGTTGGAAGGTGTTCTGCAGAGCACTTATGCGGCTTACGGCACGAACGGCGCAGGTACGACTTTTGATGCTACCTTCACAGCTACTACCATCACAGCCACTACAGCTCCTACTACTACATCAGCCTTCACAAACCTGAAGGCTGGTCAGTGGTTTACAGTTCGTGGTTCAGGTACGGCAAACGACAACCGTTTGTT